GCTCTTCAGGCGTAATGAGTACCTGTTCACCGGCGATATGCACATTGTTCAGCGCGTCTTTTTGCATGATGGCGATCCTTTAGCTCGTATTAGCTGATTGTGGCTCCTCATTGAGGAATGCAATTACTGTATCACAGGCAATACATAGCGCAATATTATATGTACACATTTATTACCACAGATCAAACACCGCTAAGCTTACCAATTAAATAACATTTAAATTCAAAATCTTAAGCATGAAACACACAAAAAAGCGAGACACCGCAATGTAATTATATGTTTACACATGCGTATGTTGCGTTTCTGTTCCCCACAGGCAGAATGAAAGAATGATTCTATTGAAACTGAGAGAGTTATGCGCCCATCGCTACAGAAAATTTATCTGCGACCGTTTGAGCTCAGTGACATAGCCACATTTACTGCTGCGGTTAATGTCTCTCTGGACAGCCTGATCCCCTGGATGGTCTGGGCGCATCACGATTATCAGCCTCACGAAGCAGAAAGCTGGATCCGCTTTACTCACTGGCAGCGGATGAAGGAGGAAGCAGAAGAGTTTGCGATTGTCGATCAGCATGACCGGCTGCTAGGAGGTGCAGGCATACGCTTTGCCCGTCATCCGGGTGACACCAGCGCAATTGGCTACTGGGTTCGCAGTGATGCACAGCGTCAGGGGATCGCGAGCCGCGCGGTAGCAAAGCTGCTGCCGCTGGGATTTTCACGCCCGCAGACACGGGTAATTGAAATTCTGGCCGCTGAGGAAAACCTGGCCAGTCGGGGCGTAGCGGAGAAGTGCGGTGGCCAGTTTATTGGCTGTCGCTATGGCCTGATCGTATTAGAGGCGGGGCCGGTGAATACCGCGATTTATCATTTTCAGCGACCGGATGCCGGTTAACTGCTGCTATCTGGTTACCATCAGGACAAAAAAAGGGGCTGGCAGATGCCAACCCCTTGTTTGCTATTAACTTTTAGATGTCGCGTTAGCGATACCTTAGTTAAGACGCTTTTTTCTAACATACTTGAAAAATATAACTTTTTCATAAAATTCAATGTTCTAATTGCATTTCTAGTGCAGCCAAAGGCAGTGAGATTCATGCTTGGTAGTCAATCGGTAGACATTAAAGTTTTTATTGTTTTTTAGAAATAGCTTCAACAATCTTCGCGAACAGTTCCATCTCGTTTTTAGCATACTTTTGAGTCTCGATGAATTCAGTAGTTTGCCCAGCCTCTAGCTTACCGACGGCGGAGCTAAAACTTAGACTCTCTAATATCGTAAGGTAATCTCTACTTTCATCACTGATAGCTAGAAGTTTTATGACAGCTAGAGTTTCCTCACGTGACCGTTTAATAGCTTCGTAGTATCTAAAATCGTCCATGGAAGCTCTATATTGTTTCAAAAAGAAGAACGAAATAAATTCTAAGAATATTAATACGCCAAAATTTGGAGCCATAGTAATAAGAGTTTTTACAACATTCGCATCGAACTTCAAACTATGAATTTGAAAATAGAAAAAAAGCAATCCCACAATTGAGAATAAAACACCAAAAAGCAGATAGACACTTCCTCTTGAATAAATATCTTTTGACAATAAAGTCGAAGAAGTGACTAAAGACTGTACGTATTTCTCAGCAGCCTGACTTCTTGAAAGTTCTTGTGAAATGCTCCCACCGCCTTGACTTCCCCCATATGTTTCATTCAAATTTGTTTCAAGTTTTATAGAAAACGACCTAAGTAATATTGCAAAAACAGGGGAAATTCTATAGACCATAGTAAAAGCTAATATAATAAGCCACGAAACACCTGTTTTTATAAAAGCAGGAGTTAACCACCATAAACTTTTGAAAGTCACTTCACCATTATAATAAACATACTCCGATGAATTATTGGGGAAAATTGACTTTAATAAACCAAGCCAAATCAAAAGCTCTAAAACATTTATCAACCCTTTATACGCACTCAAATAATGACTTTTATTATCCCAAAAGTCTTTTAAGTAGTTAGATTTATTTTTGGGCTCCGCCTTACTTACTACCTTTTTATCTTTAACTTCATCTTCTTTGTTGTTTTTTAGATTAGGCATAACTAGACCTGCAATTTAGAAAGTGGATTTAATATTGCTGCTTCTTCAAGGTGATCCGGTGCAAAGTGAGCATACTTCATGGTTTCACGGATGTTCGCATGCCCAAGAATTCTTTGAAGTACAAGTATATTACCACCATTCATCATGAAATGACTGGCAAAGGTATGGCGTAAAACGTGAGTTTTCTGCCCTTCTATCAATTGGATATTTGTGGTAGCTAGCATTTTCTTAAATTCTTGATAACAGGGCTTGAACATCCTTCCCTGGCGTTCCTTCAGTTCGTCATAGAACCATTGCGGGATGGGAACAGTTCGGTTTTTACCGCCCTTCGTCTTAAAAAATGACAGCTTATTGGGCGAAAGTTGAGATCGGGTTAGGGTTTCTGCTTCAGTCCAGCGAGCACCTGTAGCTAGACATACTTTGCAAATCAATGTTAGATCTGACTTGCCATAACTTTCGCATGCTTGAAGTAACTCAGTAATTTGTTTTAAAGTTAGCCAAGACATTTCCTTTTCATCTTCCCGGAACGTCCTGACACCATCCAGTGGGTTAGGTAGAGACCACTCCCCTAACCGCTTCAGCTCATTGAACACAGCAGCAAGATAGTTTTGCTCTCTGTTAACCGTTATAGGCTTGACTTTCCACTTTGATTGGTCGTCGTGATAGCCGTTAGAAATCTCGCCTTTAAGGCGACGATCACGATAATGCGCCCAATCTTTTGCCGTTAGTTGAGAAGCTATAGGATCTCCTAATCCGGCACACACGATATCTAATTTTGCCTTCCGAGATTTGACGGCCTTAAGTGACTGCCCATGCAAAGAGTTCCAAAGTTTAATCAATTCACTGAGCTTTCTACGGTCCTCCTTTTCCTTTATCCACGGTTTGCTTTCGGCCTGCGCCCGTGTGTAATCCTCGAAAGCTACTGCCTCGCCTTTTGTCTCAAAGGATTTGCGTACGCGGCGGCTACCTCGGCCATCCAGATAAAAGTCAGCAAGCCATTCGCCAGACGGTAATTTCTTGATTGCCATGTTAATCAACCCAAAGGTTTAAACTTTATTCATAAACGTACTGTCAGCTTAAAAAACATTATCAGTCTATTTAATTTTTTTGATGATGGATTGCGCTTTACCTTTTGGTATTACGTCTGATACTTGGCATTCAAAAGATGCAGACTCGCTAGAAACTTTCAACTTATTACCGGGAAGTCGGACAACATCATAAATGTCTAAAATTCCGTCTATGCTGATAAGCCATGTACCATTACTCAATGTTTGAGAGGAAGTATTTAAACAAAAAACATCCCCCCCTTTATCAACCATTATCTGATTATTAGCATCTTCTAAAAAGAATAAAGAATCACCGCGCCAATATCCATTTTCAACTAATTGACCGTTAGTTAGAAAATACTTATTAACTTTGAAGGTGCCGTCCTCAGAACCCGCCAGAGGGGAGTCCTCTGGATACATTGAGCCGTAACCTGTCGCTAACCAATATAGTGAAACGCCGGTATCAAGGGCGCAGGCGATGACTACTTCGCCGGGAAAATGTTCTCTTCTAAGCCAGGCACTCATGGTGCCCGATGGTATGCCCAGGTGCTCTCCTAATTGCTTCTGCATAGTGAAACCATATGCGTCCATAAGCCTTTTTAGAATGACCTTTCCACCTGATGATTGCATGGCCTCTAGCAGCCGCTCACCAGTGATCGAATGGTTAGCATTAACTTTGCGTTCTACTTTTGCATCATCGCCATTTATGAGCCATCTTACATCTGCACCTGTATCTAAGGCGCACATCACTATGTAATCACCTGGCAGCTTGCCGCGTTTAATCCAGTTATGAATAGTTCCTACGGGCATTTTTTTTAGCTCGGCATAAGCCTGCTGCGTCCTAACACCATAAGATATAAGGATTCTTGAGAGAATCTCACGTACATTTTCAAACACGCCGCTCATAAAGCCCCTCAAAAAATCAATTGACCCGTTTACAACAGATCAATTGACCAGTATTATCCGTATCAAGTTAACAAATGCACGCCAATGCACCAGAGACACTACCAACTGGAGATAATCACTTATGAGTCCTCAAATTACAATACCGACCGGGCCGGATCTGATGACATACGAGCAGTTTGCGCAAGCCTATGGCTACTGCCTTCGTACAGTTAAACAGATGGTTGAAGACGGTGATCTGCTTGTTATGCCACGTAAAAAAGCAGGTGGCGCAGCACGGATCAACATGGTTGCCTTCCGCGCGCGTTTGCTCGCTCAGGGTATTAATTGCCGCTATGTCGCTGCGTAACAACTTAATTATTTAAGTTGAGCAAAGGAATGACCATGTTTGATTTTAAGACTTCCACCCATAACCACTACGAAGATGCCTGCCGCAAGTTTGCGCTGACTCACAACATGCGGGAGCTGGCCCAGCAAGCAGGCATGAAAGTGCAGACGCTTCGTAACAAGCTGAATCCTGATCAGATGCATCAACTGACCGTTCCAGAAGTGCTGTTACTGACTGACCTGACCGAGGACGCGACTCTGATGGATGGGATGCTGGCGCAGCTGCACTGTCTGCCATGTGTTCCTGTCAATGAACATGCCGCTGAAAAATTTCCGGCTTACGTGCTCAATGCCTCCGCTCAGGTGGGAACGCTTGCTGCCAGTGCTGCTAATCACGCAAGCATTACCACCTCATGCCGTCGCGGGATTGTTGAAGCTGCTAATACCGGCATTCGCTGCATGATGCTGGCGGCCCTCGCTGTACAGACTCGCGTTCATTCTAACCCTGCACTTTCAGGTACTGCTGATGTGTTAAGCGGTATCGGTGCATCAATCGGGATGGTCTGAGATATGGCGTTTTCAGTGGCTCCGCTTCTTCGGCGGCAAAGCCCGTCCCACGCATACGGCCACGGCTGGATTGCGGCAGATAAGGGCAGACGCTGGCACCCGGCAATTTCACAGGCCGAACTGCTGGCAGGATTAACGGGTAAGAGGAAAGAATCATGGGTTACAAAGCTGAAAGTATCACTGTTCAGATGAACGCGGGGCAGCGCGCAAGTGCGCTTAATCATATCTCTGCGCTTCGTACCATGATGTACGGCGATTGCAGCAATGAACTCAAACGCTTTATCGCAGACATGCGTAATAAGCGTGATCATCAGGCTGAACAGAATAGCCGCGCACTGAGCGCGATTTTCTTCCTGGCAAATATCAGCAAAGAACGTCACGGCGTTGATTTTAGTGAACTGACGAG